CAATTGATGGAGAAGAAAGAAGAGGCGTAGACCCAGATAAATTCAAACGTCCTTTGAATCCTATGATGGCACTTACCTTAGGTAAGCAAGGATTAATGGAAGATATTGTTAGAGGACTTACAACAACGAGTGCAAGAAGAGATATTCCTAATACAGTGTACGGTTGGAATACTCCAGGTCCTATTGATAAGCGTCCAGGAGCTCCAAAAGGAAAATATGGAGAAACAGGTAGAGAAGTTGATATTTTTAGAAGTAGATTAGGTGGCTCTGCCTTTACAATGGATGACGGCGATCCTACTATTTTAAGAATGGGTATTGCAAAAGAAAATCCTGCAACATATTATGATATACAAAATACACCAAAAAATGTTAGCAAAGGAGATCCTACATTACCATTCAATGAGCATATTAGATTACGTAGCAGAACTGGACATCAGATACTTTTACATAATACAGAAGATTTAATTTATATTGGAAATGCAAACGGTACAGCATGGATTGAATTAACATCTAACGGAAAGATAGATGTTTATGCTACAGACAGTATTAACCTTAGAACAGAAACAGATTTCAATCTAAAAGCAGATAGAGATATCAATATTGAGTCAGGTAAAGACATTAACATTACAGCTGGTAGAGATTATAAGTTAATGGTCAATAATGACAGAGATGTTAAAACAAATAAAAACGAAACAACTTTTGTAGGTAAAGATAAAAATGAATGGACTGGAGATAATCACGTAGTTGCAGTAGGAGGAAATCAAGACATACAAATTAAAGGAGCTCATACAACAACTATTAGTAAAAATTACAGTCTACAAGTTGGCGGAGATGGCAAGTTAGCAATAAACGGAGAATACGGTAGTAAAGTTGCAGGCAATTACAGACAAACTGTTGTCGGTGCATACAATCTAAGCACAACTGGAGATAACAAACTTACAAGTGGCGGCGACACACAGATACTTACAACAGGAGTACACAAAGAAACTGCCGCACAGATTCATATGAACACAGCGGCACAAACTGCTTTAGGTGCTGATAGTATAAGTGATACATGGACAGCACCAGTTACTGATGATATTGAGGATAAAACCAAAGATTCAACAGGCACTGATTTGAATGTTCCTGTCACTGCATTAGCAGGTAGAGCAAGTATTGCTAAGGTAGCACTAAGGCCAAGACGTATACCAAAACATGAACCATGGGACGGACACGAAAATATTAATCCAGGAGGACATACTCCTAGTGCGACTGCAAGTATTGAAGCACCATCTCCAGAAGTCAGAACATCTGCACCACAGATTGATAAAGATAGTGATATACCAGAATATACAGAAACATCTGGTATCTATAATGCACAAGATCCTTATGTTACAAACGCAGATGGAGAACGTGTTAAAGAAGAATTTGATATAGATAAAGTTTCAACTAAAAACACAGATACAGTATCAGGAAAACAACCAGCTGATCCTGTACCAGTAAACGACATGCAAGAATATATGTTAGGTGAACTTATAAAAGGACTAGGATTAGATCCTGCTACTTGCTTAAACAGTGCTAATCCTGCAGACTTGCCAGCTGGTGCTACACCTGGAAACGCACAAGCTCTTGCAATGGCACTTGCTCAAGTACAAAAAGAGTGTAACTTTGAACCAAGATCAGAAAACATGAATTACAGAGTGTCTACACTACAACGTGTATGGCCAAATAGATTTGGCGGTACAGCAGGTAGACGTAAAGCGGAAGCATTAGTTGCAGGAGGTCCTCCTGCCATTGCAAATAGCGTTTATGGAAACAGAATGGGTAATGGCGGACCTGAAACTGGTGATGGATTTAGATATAGAGGTAGAGGATTAATACAAATCACAGGAACATTTAATTATAAAAAATACGGAAAACTTGCTGGCGTAGATATTTACAACAATGCTGATATGGCAAACGATCCTGAAGTTGCAACAAAAATAGCTGTAGCATATTTAAAAAGTAAAAGTGTTACATGGTCAAGTGCAAGTTTTAATTCATTAGGAAGTGAGTTCGCAAAAGCAGTTGGTTATGCAGGCGGCCAGGCAAATACAAATGAAAGAATAGGTTTAGGTAAAGGATTTTATCAAAGGATTATAGCAGGAGAACTTTTACCTAGAGCAAGTTTAACAACAACCACACCTATAGATAGAGGTGCAGGAACCTCGCAGGTACAGTAATGGCACTTAAAGTTTGTAGAGAAACTGACACATTAGACACAGGACATGGCTGTGATAGTACAACTACTCTTGACACACCAACTCAAAGCACAGTATTTGCAGAAGGAAAATTAGTAGCGAGAAAGACTGATCCAACTGTAAGTCACGAAATTGATCCTGAACCTTGTAGTTCACACGTAGCACAAGTAAATGTGGGAGATACTTTGGTAGTAACAGTTGGTTTGTTTACTGCAAGAGTGACAGATTCAGCAGATAGTGGACAAATGACCACAGGCGCCGCTACAGTTTTTGCCGGCGGACCAGCAGGATAAATATTAATATGGCAACAGATTTATACAAAACTATTAAAATTACTCCAAAGCGAGAAGTAAAACCTCCTATAAAACAAAAAGCATATAGAGGGTTCAGTACAGTCAATCCTGAAAGTACAACTTTCCAACAGTTTGATATTGGATTAATAAAACAAAATTTACTAAATCATTTTAACATCCGTCAGGGAGAAAAATTATCTGATCCTAGATTTGGTTGTATTATTTGGGACGCATTATATGAGCCATTAACAACAGAGCTTAAAGATGCTATTACAACAAATGTTACGAATATTGTAAATTATGACCCTAGAACAAGAGCTTCTAATGTGCAAGTATCAGAATACGAAAGTGGTTTACAGATAGAAGCAACTATTACATATCGTGATTACAATATAAGTGAAAGTCTAAGGATGCAGTTTGATAAAGATGTTGGGTTAGCGTGATAGAATTAACTACTAGTATTATTGTTTATAATAAATACTGTAGCATTTAAAGAAGGATAATCGATGTCATCAACCGACAGACAAAATAGACTGCTACTCGCAGAAGATTGGCAGAAAGTATACCAAAGTTACCGTAACGCGGAGTTCCGTAGTTACGACTTCGATACACTTAGACGGGCAATGATTACCTATCTAAGAACTAATTATCCTGAGGATTTTAATGACTATGTTGATACATCAGAGTATCTAGCACTTATAGATATGATTGCCTTCCTTGGGCAAAATATTAGTTACAGAGTTGATTTAAATGCAAGAGAAAATTTCTTAGAATTAGCTGAACGCAGAGAGTCAGTACTACGTTTAGCTCGTATGCTTTCTTATAATGCTAGACGAAACCAACCTGCAAACGGATTGCTTAAATTTGAAACTGTTAGTACAACAGAATCACTGGTAGATAGTAATGGTAGTAATCTAGCTGAACAAACAATTATTTGGAATGATCCTAGTAATGCAAATTGGGCAGAACAATTTAGACGTGTTCTTAATTCAGCACTTCCACAAAATGGAACAATAGGTAAACCAACAATCACACAACCTATCAATGGAGTGCTTACACAGCAATATAGATTTACATCAGCTGGTTCAGATGTTCCTGTATTTTCTTTTACAAAAGGTGTTAACGGTATTCCTACAACATTTGAAATTGTATCGACAGGTATAGACACAGATGATAATGTTTTAATTGAAGAAAATCCTGTACCAGGAAATAGTTTAGCATTTTTATACAGAGAAGATGGTAGAGGATCAGGAAGTTCAAACACAGGTTACTTTTTACATTTTAGACAAGGTAGTTTAAAATCAGATACATTCAATGTTAATAGCCCTTCAGCAAACCAAAGAATATCTATCGAAGCAGACAATATTAATGAAACAGATGTATGGCTTTACAGTTTAGATGATAATGGTGTTGCAGATAAGATTTGGACAAAGGTTTCATCTACAGAAGGCAATAATGCAATTTACAATAGTTTAAATAAAAAAATTAAAGATTTTTATGTTGTACAAACTAGAGCTAATGATGAAATAAGTTTAGTATTTGCAGATGGAACATTTGGAAATCTGCCAGCAGGCGGCTTTAGACTTTATTATCGAACAAGTGCTAACAGAGCTTTATCTATTAAGCCTGCAGACTTAACTAATATTACAATTAGTTTTCCTTACGTTTCTAAGACAGGTGCTACAGAAACATTAACATTAGGACTTGAATTAAAAACACCTGTCAATAATGCAACTACAAGTGAAACAACTTCTAATATTAGAACAAATGCTCCACAAACATATTATACACAGAATAGAATGGTTACAGGAGAAGATTATAATATTGTTCCTTTAACTACTAACCAAGAGATTATAAAAGTCAAATCAACAAACAGAACTACAAGTGGTATCAGTAGATATTTTGATTTGAAAGATGCTACTGGAAAATATTCTAGCACAAATTTATTTGGAAATGACGGAGTGCTTTATAGAGAACCCTATGAAAATAAAACGACATTTACATTTGATACCCAAACAGATATCGAAGGGACTATTGAAAATACAATTTTGCCTATCATTAAAAATAGAGCTGTAAGTAATTTCTATTTTGCAAATTATGCTAAAATTATTGTTAGTGATCTAAATGCTACATGGGTTCAAACAACAAAAACTACAAATAGCAGTACTGGTTTACTTAATAATGTAAATGAAGTTCCTTATCAAGTAGGAAATTTTACTGGAGGTTCGTTAAAATATGTAGAAGCAGGAGCATTGCTTAAATTTAAACCACCAGCAGGCTTGTACTTTATTGGTGACGGAGATCTTACAAGTGATGCAACAGCAAAAGGTGCAAGTACATATAAATGGGTTAAAGTTATAAGTGTAAATGGTGCAGGAACTAGCATTGCAACAGATACAGGACAAGGACCTATTGTGTTCAACGAAATACTTCCTGCTAACAGTATACTAGAAGAAGTAAAACCAAAACTTGTAAAAGATATTACTGCGGATGTTAGAGGACAAATTATTGATCAGGTATTTGCATATAAAACATTTGCCTTACGTTATGACCAAGTTACAAGAACATGGCGTATTATTATTAACGAAAACTTAAACACTGTTGATGTTTTCAGTAACGGTAAAACCGGTGATGTAACAAATAACCAACTAGACTCAAGTTGGATTATACTATTTGAAACAAACGGGGAAAAGTACACTGTTACAAACAGAGGTTTAAGGTATATTTTTGAAAGTGATAAAGAACTATCTTTTTACTTTGATGGACAAAATAAGATTTATGATTCACAGACAGGACAGCTTGTAAAAGATAAAGTTGCAATTATGAATTTTAACACACAGCCTGATTCGTTGTTACCTTTTAATAATGATGTCAATTGGGAAATTGTACAAGAATTTAGAAATCCAGATGGATACATTAATAGTAAAAAAGTTGAAGTCAGTTTCTTTGATCTAAACGAAGACGGTAGTATTGACGATCCAGATATTTTTGATGTAGTTGTTGCACCATTAACAAATACAAATAAAAAATATATTTTCTTAAAGAAAGTTTCCTCAGAACAAGGATTTAATAAATTCAATTACTATGATAAAGGAAGTGATATAAAAACAGTATCAACAGAAACTGAAATTGGAGCATATAGTCAATATGAAAACGGACAAATATTTTATATAATTGACAATGATAATTTTAAAATATTAAGTAATAATTCTTTAATTATTACAGCAGATTATAAAGCACAAGTAGGAAGGTCAAATTTAAAATTCCAATACGTACATAGTGCCGATGAAGGCAATAGAATAGATCCTAGTGCAAGTAATATTATTGATGTATACATGTTAACTAGGAATTATAATAACAGCTTTAGACAATACCTAAAAGGTGTTACTAGTATTATGCCCCTTCCACCAAGCACAGATGAGTTATTCCAAAACTATGGTGCAACAATAGCACAGTATAAATCAATAAGTGATGAAGTAATTTATCATTCAGTAGAATACAAGCCGTTATTTGGTGTTCATGCACAAGAAAATTTACAAGCAACATTTAAAATTGTAAAAAATACAGGCGAAGTTACTAATGACAATGAAGTAAAAACTTCTGTAATTAATGCAATCAATCAATTTTTTGCACTAGAGAATTGGGACTTTGGAGACACATTCCACTTCACTGAACTTGCAACACATGTAATGAACAGGGTAGCGCCAGATGTTGTTAATATTTTGTTAGTACCGAAACAGGCTACACAAGGATTTGGTAGTTTGTACGAAGTAAAAGCAGAAAATAACGAAATCTTTATTAATGATGCAACTGTTGATGACGTAGAGATTATAGATTCTGTTACAGCATCTAGAATTCAATCAACAGGCAATGTAGTTACAGCTACAGGCACAACTAATACAGGAATAAGAAGCCAAGCGTTGTCAACAAGCAGTACCACAACTACTTCAAGCCCAAGTATGCCAACTACAAGTACAACAAGTACAAGTAGTTCGTCATATAGCTCAGGTAGCACAGGAAGCTCGGGTAGCTCGGGTAGCTCAGGTGGTTCTGGTTCATCAGGAGGTTCAGGTTCAAGCGGCGGGGGCGGTAGTTCCGGCGGCGGAGGTGGAGGCTACGGGTACTAATGGCTCAAGATGAGAATGCAATTCCAACAGATGGAAATTCAAAAAGAAGAACAGCTGATTTACTTCCAAGGTATTTTAGAACAACAGCAAACAAGAAGTTCTTAAGTAGTACTTTAGATCAGTTAGTTCAGCCAGGATCTATCGAAAAGATAGATGGCTTTATTGGAAGAAGAGATGCCAAAGCATTCAAAGCTTCTGATAATTATGTTGCGGACATATCACAAGACAGACAAAACTATCAACTAGAACCTATTGCAACAATAGCAGATGATCTAGGCAATACAACTTATTATGGCGACTATAGAGATTTAATTAATAGTGCTAAGATAAGAGGTAGTGATAATGTAAATCATAGTAATTATAATTCACAAGAATACTATGCATGGGATCCTCACATCAATTGGGATAAGTTTGTAAACTTCAGAGAATATTATTGGTTACCCTCAGGACCAGATGAAATTCCTGTTTTTGGTAACGCAAGAAATATTACAAGTACATTCAATGTCAAAAAGCAAGATAATGTAGATAACAATAGTTACATCTTTAGTGAAGAAAATAAAGTTAGCAATCCAACAATTACATTGTACAGAGGACAAACTTATAACTTTGATATCGATGCAGTTGATATGCCGTTTAGCATTAGGACTAGTACAGATATAGAAGATGACACAAATTTATATTCTATCGGCGTAGATAAGCAAAAAGTAGAAAAGGGTATTATTACTTTTGAAGTCGACTTAGAAGCACCAGAAGTTTTATATTACACTAATGGAAATGACGTAGAAGCATCAGGTCTAATTATTATTAAGGATATTAGAGATAATACAGAATTAGATGTTGGTGAAAATGTTATCGGTAAAAAAACTTATACAATGCAGAATGGTTATGAATTAACCAACGGAATGAAAGTTAAATTCTATGGAAAAATTACTCCTGCCAAATATGGCGAAGGTAATTGGTATGTAGAAGGAGTTGGAGAATCTATTAAACTTATTTCTGAAGATGATCTAGTTATCACTGCTGACTACTTAGATGATGTATCAACAGAGTTTGACAATCAAGGATTTAGTGCATTACCATTTGACGATGCTACTTCTTATGCTACAGTTAAAGATTATATTGTAATTAACAGATCAGCTAAAGACGGAAACCAATGGTCAAGATATAATAAATGGACACATAAAAGTGTAATTGAAAATATTGCAAAAATTAATAATGTACCTGTTGTTTTAGATCAACAATTTAGAGCTACAAGACCTATCATTGAGTTTGAAGCAGGAATTAAATTATACAACTTCGGAACACAAACAAAAGCGTCTGTAGATCTTGTAGACACTGTAACTAAAGACGTGTTTTCAGATATTGAAGGACAAGTAGGTTATTTTGTTGATGGTGTTGAACTTGTTAGCGGTATGCGTGTTTTATTTACAGCAGATCCTGATAGCTTTGTTGCAGGTAAGATTTATGAAGTTAGATTTATAAATCAAAACGGAACTTTGCAAATTGCTTTAAAAGAAACTGAAGATGCAACACCTTTATTAAACGAAACAGTCCTAGTTAAATCAGGAACAAATTTTAAAGGTAAAATATTTTATTACAATGGCACAACTTGGAAGCAAACACAAGACAAAACAAAAGTTAATCAACAACCTTTATTTGATTTATATAATGATGCAGGTACAGAGCTTTCAGCATTAGAATCAAGCACCTTCAGAGGTAACAAAGTATTCAGTTACAAAGTAGGGACAGGTGCTAATGATACAGAATTAGGATTTCCATTAAGTTATAGAACAATTGAAAATAGTGGTGATATTGTTTTTGATTTTAACTTGCTGTCAGATTCTTATCAATATGACGAATTGGCAGATGTATTTACAGTTAGTACCGATACTGCGTTACTAAGAAAGTATACAGATAGAACAACTTTTACAAGTGTGTCAGCTTGGACCAAAGCACCTTACAAATCAAAACAATATGTTGCAGATCAATTTGTTGTTGCAGAAAGAACAAATAATTTTATTATTGATGTTTATAAAAACAGCGGCGATTTAAATGATTTAGAAATTAGAGCTTACGTAAATGGTGTAAGAAAAAGAGAAAATATTGATTATGTTATTAACAGAGTCAACGGCTACGCATATGTACAGTTTAATAATGATTTAGTCAAAGACGATAAGTTAGTTTTAAAAACTAGTTCTAGTGCAAAGAAATTAAATGGCTTAGGGTACTATGAATACCCAATTAACTTTGAAAAAAATCCTATGAATGAAAACGTTACTACGTTTACACTAGGAGAAGTATTAGATCATGTAGATAGTATTGTTGATAACATAGAAGGATTCCAAGGAGTATATCCAGGAGTAAGTAATTTAAGAGATTTAGGTAATGCTTCTCAGTATGGTTTAAAATTTGTACAACATAGTGGACCTGTAAATCTTGCATTATATAATTTAACTGACAAAGATTATGATGCTATTGAAGCAATAAAATATTCAGGGTTTGAATACATTAAATTCAAAAGAGAATTTTTGCGTACAGCAAATGAACTAGGTTTTGAAGGCACTGATAAAATTCATGTAGACAAAGTTTTAGATAAACTTATGGAAAATAAAACAAATAAAGATGCGTTTTATTTTAGTGACATGATGGCATTTGGTGGCGATACAAAAGTTACACATGTCATTGAAGACGAATCACAAACAATCTTTAGTTTAGTTCGTGGTATTGATTATACCGAATTATCAGAAAAAGCAGTATATGCTTATTTGAATGAAAAACAATTATTGTTGAACAAAGATTACTCTGTCAGTGCTGACGGATTCCTTACATTATTAAATCCACCTAAAGGAGGTGATGTTTTAGATGTATATGAATACGTTACAACAGACGGTTGTTGGGTACCTCCAACACCTACCAAGTTAGGATTGTATCCTAAATATACACCTGAAATAATTCTAGACGACACTTATTTAAAAACTCCAACAGATGTAACAGGGCCATACAAAATTTATGGTATAGATAACACAACTACAAAATCATATAAAGGTAAGTTAGGTTGGTTTTATCCTATATACACAGACGAAACATCAGCTCAACAAGCAGACATTGTAGCAGGCGGAACAGGCGAAGCACACACCCATACATTTGTAGGTACTAACAAACTATTTTGGATGCCTAACAGTAGTATGGGTCATGCTACAAATGATAGTCAAACTTTTATTGAATATCCAAATGCAAGACCTATGATACAAGGGCATGACGGTAGCTTATGGAGATGTTTCGGAGATTTTAGAGATAATTTATTGTTGGATTTAGAAAAAAGAATTTACAATAATTTAAAGCAACCATACGATGAAAATATTTTAGATATAATAGACTACGTACCTGGACAAAATAGAAACACAGGATTTACAAGGAAACAAGTTTCTAAAACAATGATTTCTGAATTTAACAGTTGGTTAGAAACTGTAGCATCACCAGACTATGTATCAAATACGTATTATACGCCAGGCGATGGATTTACATATAATTACTCTCAAGCAGGTGATCCGTACGGAAAGGCACTGTCAGGATTTTGGAGATCTATTTACAAAGACTTTTACAATACAGATAGACCACATAGTCATCCATGGGAAATATTAGGCTTTAAGGAAAAACCAGATTGGTTTGATGATACTTACGGACCAGCACCATATACAGCTAATAACTTAATCTTATGGGAAGATTTATCTAAAGGTATGGTAAAAGGCACAAGCGGATCAAAGATAACTTATAGAAATAAATTTAAGAATGAAGATATTTTTAAATATATTCCTGTTGATGTAGAAGGAAATTTATTACCTCCTAGTGGTACAGGATTTGCTGTAGGTAATATTCCAACAACTAATGGTAACGAATTTGCATTTGGTGATGAAGGACCAGTAGAAACAGCATGGAGAAGAAGTTCACATTATCCGTTTAGTTTAATGATATCTTGGGCACTTAATCAGCCAGCACAATTTTTTGGTTTAGCATTTGATATTAGTAGAATTAAAAGAAACAGTGCAAACCAATTAGTTTATAAAGATACAAGCAAACGAATTGAACTAAATCAGTTACAATTTCCTAACAGTGCAACAGATGCCCAAAGGGTATTTACTGCTGGTATTGTAAATTATATTCAAGGATATCTAGCAGATAATGATACATTAAGATTTAGTGAATATAAAAATAATTTACAATCTATAGAAAATAAACTAGGAGCTAAATTAGGCGGGTTTACACAAAAGTCAAAATTTAGATTAATTCTTGATTCAAGAACACCAAGTAATGAAGGTAATGTTTTTATACCTGAAGAAAATTATCAAATACATTTAACTAAAAGCATACCTTTAGATGTATATTCTTATAGTGGAGTAATCATTGAAATAGTTCCGCAAGGGTATGTAGTAAAAGGATATGACAGAGATAACCCTGTTTTCAAATATTTTCCAGTAAGAAGAAAAAATAGTGATCCTCTTATAAATGTAGGAGGAGTTAGTGAGAACTTTTTAACATGGTCTTCGGGAAAATTTTATGAAGTAGGGCAAATAGTAGAACTTAACGATAATTATTATCGTGTTAAAGTAGGCCATACAGCAGGCGACGGATTTAATCAAGAAAACTTTCAGAAACTTGCCGAACTACCAGAAGAAGGTGGAGCGTCAGCATATATATCAGAAAACTTTGATGTGGACCTTGCTGAAATGCCCTATGGGACATTACTAAGAGAAAAGCAAGATGTTGTTGATCTACTTATTGGATATCAAGAATACTTAAAACGTGTAGGATTTAGCTTTGACAAATTTAATCAAGAAATTGAAGAAATTGAAAACTGGAGATTAAGTGCAAAAGAATTTTTATTCTGGACTACACAAAATTGGGACTCAGGAACAATTCTTACATTAAGTCCAAGTGCAAGACAAATTGAATTTACAAAACCATACACTGTTGTAGATGATATCTATGATAACTTTTATGCATACAGTCTGCTAAAAGCAGATGGTAAAAGATTACTTGCAGACTTTGCTACTACAGAACGTGACAACACAAATGACTTCGGAATTTATGTAAGAAACACTAATGATGGTATATATCATCTGAAAATTCCTGTTGTACAACATGAACATGCAGTAATTATTGATAATAAAACAGTGTTCGGTGATGTAGTTTATAACAGAGCACAAGGCTATAGACAAGAAAGAATAAAAGTTAAAGGATATCGTTCAGACGAGTGGAACGGTTCATACAATATTCCAGGATTTATTTTTGATGATGCTAAAGTAGTTGAATGGACTTCTTGGACAGACTATTCAATTGGTGACTTAGTAAAATATAAGCAGTATTTTTATGTTGCTCAAAAGAATATTCCTGGAACAGAATTATTTAACGATTACGATTTTGTAAGATTGAATGATAAACCGGAACAACGCTTATTACCAAACTTTGATTATAAAGCAAGGCAGTTTGCAGATTTTTACGATCTAGAATCTGATAACTTTGATATTGAACAACAAAAATTAGCACAGCATTTAACAGGATATCAAAAACGAAAGTATTTAGAAAATATTATAAACGATGATGTTAGTCAATTTAAATTTTATCAAGGTGCAATACAAGATAAAGGAACAAAAAATGTTCTTACAAAATTGTTTGATAAGTTAGGTAGTGCAAATAAAGATAGTTTAGAATTTTACGAAGAATGGGCTGTACGTGTAGGACGTTATGGAGCAACTAAAGGTGACGAACAATTTGATTTATCATTAGATGAAGCAAATTATAGACAAGAACCTCAATTAGTTGAACTTGTAGATTTTATTGATCCTAAAGATACTAGTTTGATTTACAAAGTAGATAGAAACGGCGTTTATGTTAAACCAGATAATTACGATCATAAGCCGTTACCTACAAAGTATTTTAATGACGACAACAGTTATACAAAAACAGCTGGTTATGTAAATCCAATTGATATTACAACACAGTTAGTATCTTATAATGATATATTACAACAAAGTTTATATCCTGCAGGCAGTTATATTTGGACAGCGTCTGATAAAAATGGACAAACATGGGGTGTATATAAAACAGAATCTACAGACCATAGAATTTTAGAAGTAACTGCAAGCCAAGAAAACAAATTTAAAATTACTGTTGATAAAATAGTAGATTATACTAAAGGCGATATTATTGGAATTAACGATATTTCAGCTGATACTGATGGATATTACAAAGTAGATAGTGTAAACCTAGCTGTAATTACATTAGAATCTTTAGAAGGCGAAGATGTTGAAGCAACAGAACCAGATGCAGTTGTTAATGGATACATTACACAATTTAAACCAGCAAGATTAAAAACACTTCAGCTTGCTAACGATAGTATTAAAAAAGATCCTGATAATATATTCAGCCTAACTGGCAATAATAGTGCTACTAACACAATATGGGTAGATGACGACGATACAGGAAAATGGATTGTATTGAAAAACAAACAAGTATTTGAGCTTAAACCAAACATTGTTAATACAAATGCAGGACTTCTAGACTCAACTGAAAAAGATTTTGGTAATGCGTTTAGTGTAAGCAAAGACAACAATAGAATTGCAATTAGTGCACCTAAAGATTTAAATGGTAGTGTATATGTTTATCAAAGACCAAGTGATAATACAGAATTTGGATTCTTACAGCAAATAGACGAACAATTATTTTTATTCGACTCTAATGGAGGATTTGGACAAAGTGTTGCAATGAGTCCAGATGGAAAATATCTTGCAATAGGTTCTCCACATGCATCTAACACAAAAAGCAGATTAAAAGGAGATTATAAAAATAACATAGCTTACCTTCAAGGTGATATTGTAATTTACTCAGATCAACTTTGGAAGGCGGCTAGAAATGTAGAAGCTGATGCAATTCAAACATATCAAAGTCATTCTAGTAATCAACAAGCAAAAAGTAATGATTACATAAGTGATACTCAAAGCTATCCAGAAATTGAATATATGGTTAGAGGAGATTACACACTCGGAAAATCAGAAGCAACAGATCATATTTTAATTAGAGCAGAAAAAGAACAATTTGAAGGAACTAAACCAGGCGATATTTTATCATTAAAATGGAACAAGTACACTACAACAGCACAAGGAGGTATAGAACCATTTAATGGAGATCCTATACTTACAGAATCTTTTATTAATGGGCAACATACTATTGCAGACAAAGTACAGTACATTGTACACATACAAAGTGCATTATCTATTCCAGATGCCGGTACAGAAATTACAACAGAAACTGCAAGAGCTACATTAACATATAGAAAAGTAAACGATGAAAATGAAATGACAGTTTACATCAAAGGTGTAAACGGTTCTTTCCAACCAACAGGTTCAATTTTTGCTAATGGAATATTAGTTGGAGAATATGAACAAGTTTTACAAATCACTGATGATTATCACACAGGCTGGTGGAAGGTCGATGTAGGATCATCATTTAATTCTGAAGAACTTAGCGACAACAATGCAAACCTTGTAATAAGAAATATTACTTTAGA